AGGATTATGACTTATATTACAAACAGATAAATCAAGCTCTGTTTCAAGCAGGTTATGATCCCATCAAATTACCTTCCCAATCGACAATGATTGAAATAGTTGCATCTAGGACCTCAGCAACTGATTGTTGTTTCCCTATGCTTTTCAACGCACAAGGAAATGACGCCGCACAATTCGGCTTGACAAAGCTGAATCAACGACACACACTTGAATCGACCGTTTTGAATAATTCGAACGTAAAGGACTCCCTTTCAATGAAAGCTATGGCTGAAACGCCTATGGATTTGAACTTTTCGACCGAGTCTAACGTTTGGAGATCAGACTTTACTTGGACTAACGGTGATCCAGCCGGAACCGCCATCTACACCATAGATGTGCCTTTTGGATTACTTAGTCTAGGACAATCTGATAACATTCAGAACATGCCTTTTGACCGCTACACTTACTGGACAGGAGACGTTGAAGTTTCACTTCAGATCAATGGACAACCTTTTCAACAAGGTTTGTTGGCTATGTATTTTATGCCGCTCGCATCTTACCAATGCGAATTGGCGAACATAACGACGACGAACCATGTCTTATTGACCCCAGGTGAAAGTTCAACCGCTTCAATCACCATTCCTTTCATTTACCCACGCACGTTGATGAATACTTACGCCTCAGCTACGGAAAGTTTAGGAACTATCTTTGTGACACCTTTGTCACCATTGGTTTCAGTAACAGGAGACACTTTGAACATTAGTGTTTTCTCTAAGTTTCCAAATAGTTCCTTTAGGATCCCAAAGATTCCAATCGAAGCTTTGGCAAACGGACAAATTATGTATTCTACACCTAGTGGAGAACAGATTTTGCAAGAGTACGAAGGTACTTTTGTGAAAGAAGAGGATGAAGGAGTGGAGTATGAAGCACAAGGAGCCGGACAATCGACGAACGTTTCCAACACCTATTACAACGTAGGTGGAAACATGCCTATTCAGGATAACCCAACATCCATCGGACAAGATCTCGGACAACAAACTACCGCAGACCTGGCTGCTGATGTGTCGGCAATGCCCCTGGACAACCCACCACTTTGTTCAGGGTCAGTGCCATTCCATCAGACCTTCTCAGGAATGTCCGCGTCACATGGTGTTAGGCCAACTAATGATATGCAACTCTTT